CCTACTTTAAACTTGGATGTAAGCCAAGCGCATCACCATTCTGCCAATCGAGCTTTATAATCTGGCTCTGTGGGTAGGATTCGAACCTACTATTTTTGTGTCTATGTCCAATATTTTGGTGCGTTGGCCAACGACTGTATCTCGCAGAATCAATTTGGTGGAGCTACGGGGAGTCGAACCCCGATTGTTGCATTGCAAGTGCAAAGTAATCCCATTATACCATAGCCCCAAATTTTAATCTTCTCTTATCATCTTCAAACTTTCAACTACTGAAAAGTCTGGAATCATATCTCCGTTGTAAATTAGTCTCCAAGTCCCATCTTTTAATTCATCTAAGTGAATCATTCTCTTTTTTGTTCTTACTGCTGTCGCTCGTGACAATTCTAATTCTATATCTGTTCCTTCTATTTTTATTGCTCTTTTCATTATAATCTCCCACCTTGGTGGAGATAAAGGGAGTTGAACCCTTCCCTCGTTACAGCCAGTAACAAAGTGTACCCGTATCTATCCCCAAAATTTGGAGCTCATGCACGGACTCGAACCGCGTTCCGCTTCCTTACAAGGGAAGGCTTCACCATCAAAGTTTCATGAGCATAAGCCAGCTTTTACTGTCATCGAGACACCCTATAATGGGGAGGACACTGGAGTCCTATTCAAATCATTCACGCAATAAAAAAGCCCGTTTCTTTCGATTCGGGCTTTTCTTGATTCTTTTTAAGGTTACTTTAACAACCCCAATCTTCCTCAGTCCAAACCCGAACCTGCGTGATAGCATTAATAGCCACCGCATTGGTTTTATTCATAATTGTTTTGACTGTGTTTAACATTTTCATGTTCCTATTTATCAAGTAACCCTTCAGGGTGCGCATTAATTAAGAGGCGTGAAAGGTGTTGTTTATCTGTTCAATGTAGCTTATTATACATCTATTTAGTAAAAAGTCAACAGTTATTTTAACTTGTTGATTTTAGTAAGTTAATTCGTTCTGCATATACTCACGAAGAGCAGCAGTCATTGCATCTTTTGCTGTATCATCATCAACACCACCCAACTTTACATATATTGGATGCAATGCTGCTGTTACAGCTTTATATAATGCTTCATCTGTCTCGTTCAACTGAACACCAGCCAATTCTTGTAATCTTTGTTTGTCCATTATTTATCCTTTAGTTTTTCTATTTCTTGTTTAAGTTTGCCACGAATGTTACCTTCAGTAAGTTTATCAAAAACATAATCCATTATTTCTTCATTCGCTTGATTAAGAACATACTCAACCTTTTCACCGAATAAACTAGAATCATTTTTTTTCATCATAGCTACGAATTCAGCAGCAATTACACTTGTAACATTATTCCAATTAACTGGAGTGAGTCCTTCATCCAACTGAACATCTTCATTTACTTTACCTATTACTTGTACTTTAAGATCACCATGTTTCTTTTTCAATGCTTCAAGGTTATCACCAGTATCAATTACTTGAGGCTTACCAGCACCTGTATCTCCCCAAACACCGAACCTATCAATAACAATCTTTTTCTTACCAGAAGCGTCAGTGCCAGTTATTGATTTTCCAAAGTCTGTGATGAAGTATGCTTTACTTTCTTCAAGTTGAACACCAGCTAACTCTTGTAAGCGTTGCTTATCCATCTTATACTCCAAACATTTCTTTAATATCTTTAAGAATTTCTTCTTTTGATACAGTTACTGATTCTGTTTCATCACCACGAATGAAAGGTGATAGAGATTCTTCTTGCCATTCTTCAAAGTCTGAGCTCATTAACACTCTAAGTATTTTTCCTTCAGGACTTTTGTCTGGAGCCTCATCCAACTGAACACCAGCTAATTCTTGTAACCGTTTAGTATCCATTTACTTATCCCTTGAGTTGGTTTACCATTTTATTAAGATCTTTAATTGCATCATCAACATAATCTGTTAAATTATTTGCATATTCTTCTTTTGTTTCAGCAGAAGTAGAATGTCCAACTGATTCCGCATCTTCATATGCCATTTCTATGATTACACGAGCAAGTGTTTTAATTGTTCTCATGTATTCTTTATTATCAGCTTCATTCAATTGCATACCAGCTAATTCTTGTAATCGTTTAGTATCCATTTTACTTATCCTTTGCTTTTTCTATTTCTTGTTTAATTTTACCATAGATGTTACCTTCAACGAGGTTATCAAACACATAATCCATTACTTCGTCGTTTGCCTTATTGAGAATATATTCTACAGATTCCCCAAATAATCCAGAATCATTTTCTTTCATATCAGCAACCAACTCAGCAACAACTACACTTGCTATATTATTCCAATTAACAGGAGTAAGTCCTTCTGTTAATACTTCAACACCAGCTAATTCTTGTAATCGTTTAGTATCCATTTTAATCATCCATATCTTTTAAAAATTGTTCAGGTGAATCAATATCTACTGATTCTATACGTATGTCACTTCCCCAGTGTTTAGTAAAAAATTCATTTGCCATCTCCACTGAATGAAAAGGACCAACTATTCCCATAAAAGTTCCATCTCCACCATCAAATGCTGCTGAGTATACTTCAGCCGCTTCATTCAACTGAACACCAGCCAATTCTTGTAAGCGTTGCTTATCCATTATGTTTCTCCATTCTTCTGCATTTCAAGTCCAGGCATAAAGTCTTCAAACTCTTTAAGAGCAGTGCCTACTGACTCCGCCAACGCTTCGCGTTCATGAACAAGACCAAGTTTATGCATTGAGATCAATAATGATTTATGTTCAATACGATTATGAATTTGTTCAAGATCATCCATAATCTTATCTAATACTTTAAATGTATTTTCAGCAATTTTCTGTTCCTGGTCAGGAGTCATTTCTTCATTAAGATTAACATTTTCTTTAATAGTGCCAACTGGCTTCACAGTTACTTCTGCATAGTCAGAAGGTTTGCCACTACGCATTCCTTCCTTCTTCATGTCCATTAAAACTTTTTTAACTTCCATCGCACGGTCTTTTGTAACACCATGCGTTGGAGTAATTGCTACAGCTGGTTGTCCTTTGTGTTTGACTATCACTGCATATGCTTTCTGTGCTTCATCAATTCCAGCTAATTCTAATAATCTTTCTTTTTTCATCTTACTGTTCCTGTCTAATCTTTGTTGTAAGAGCTATAATCTTTTCAGCAAGTTTAACAAATGTTTCACCTTCATTAACACGAAACTCTTCTTTAATTGAAGCAAATGATTCACCAAAGCGACTCATGTTATTAATTTGTGCCTTTAAGCTGTCAAGATCATCTGATACGCTTTCATCTATTTTTTCTTTACCTAATTCTTGTATTAATCCTAATTTCATTATTTCTTCTCCAATTTCCATAGGTTGCAGTGACCTGGATCCCATGGTTCAACTAAGTATTTACAAAAGAAAATTGCGAGTGTGCCACGCCACGTCTCAGGTCTATTTTCAATTATACGGGTCATTCGTGTGCTCAATGTTAAACGATCTTTGTGTGGCCATTCTAAAAATATCAATGTTCCATATGTAATATTAAATATCACATCATATATTAAACCAATAATTATTAACGGAACACCAATTGTCATTAGTGCTTTGTATTTCCACCCATCTGGATATTTTTTAAGCAACACATTCTTTATGTACATTACATTAACAAACATAAACCACAGAATGAATGTCGCGACAAATCCTGATGTTACAATGAATACTGGATCCATTTCAGTATATTTTATAAAAAGATTAAATGCAAGTGAGATTAAATAGTCCATTATTTTATGCCTCTAATATTACTTGATATGCGGCCAGAGCGGATGCAACGTCTACGAATAATTTAGTTTCACCTTCAACATCAACTGTCCCACCTTCACCATCATATCTGATGCTATAAGTCAATGTTGTTGATATTGGTGGAGATCCTGCACCTTCTACAACACGTGCTTCTACTACTTTGACCACAGCTTCTTTAACGCCACAATCATCAGTTAAATGCCAAACTGTAGACTCTGGAATGAAAGCGTATGTTATTGTTGCCACTGAATTTCTCCTTATTCGTCAATTCCTTGTATTTATGGCAGACGAAAAAAAGGCTGGATAAACCAGCCTTTTTTTATTGATCGTTCCAGCGTCTATCTGTACGAGGACTCGGTGGTTGATCAACGATTACCGGAGCAGAATCTGTTCCATCAGGGAGCTGAACCAAGTTTGGTAAGGGTCCTGGTGGGATCTCAAAACATTCCATCGTATTCTTCGTTGGTACGATTTTTGACTTATCCTTCCCGTAATACCAAGCATTCATTACAGCTTCAGCGTGTTTGATAGCCGCTTCACACTGTTCCATCGTTTCAAATGGGGTTGTCGTAAGAGAACCCCCTCGGTCACCTTGTGTGCCAATAGAAACGATATAAATTACTAAAAGTGCTTTAAACATAATATTTCTCCAAAAAAAGGGGACAATTTGTCCCCTTTTTTAAATGGTTAATAGTCTTACTTACTTAGCATTTTTGTCAATACTACGATCATAAGCCAGGCGTTTTGCTGCATCTAATGTCATCAACTTCATGAAGCGAGAAGTCTCAGAGTCACCACCTACTGGAGTGCCACCTTCTACTCCACCACCAAACACATACTGAGGAACAGCACGTTTAGCATAAGCTTCTGCCCAAACTTGCTGGATTTTCATTTCTGCATCCAGTTTTTGTTGCAATGCATTATCAGCTACGATGATTGCTTTCTTTTTGTACGCTTCTGCGTCCGCAAGAGTTTTAATCTTCTTAGCGTCAATTCTTGCTTGAGCCAAACGAATTGAAGAAGTTTCTTTTTCAATCTGTGCTTTTTCTTTCATTTGATTAGCTTTAGTGATTGCTAATTGTTTGATAGTTTCAGCATTAGTTGTTTGTGCAATTTGCTTAACTTTTGCTTCTGCTTGCTTTTCAGCAACTTCACGGTCACCTTTGGCAATTGCAAGAAGTTTCTGTTCTTCTTCCTGAATACGTTGTTCACGAGCAATCGCACGGTCAGCAGATGCTTTCTGTTTTAATTGCATACGTTCAACGAACTTGGTGTTAGGCTTCATATCAGTTACACGAGCTTCAATAACTTCAATACCATAATCAAGGAACTTCTGTTTCTTACGAAGTGGTGTTGAACCATCTGTGTCATACTGTTTTTCTACTTTGAAAACAACCTTAGTATTATTACCAAAATTATCTTGCTTGCTTCCCTTAGACGCATTTGCTGATGCTTTAGCATTTGCAACATGGTCAACAACTCGTACTTCTTTACGTTTAACAATATAGATACCAGTTTGCATCTGGACTTCAAATTCATTGTTAAATTCAGTACGACCACCAGCATAATATTCTTCTGCTGACATCAATGAACCAGTCGCATTCAAAGTTTCTTTAAATGCTGGGATCAAAGCAGTACGTAGTAGATTTGCAGGGGTACGATATTCGTGAGCCATCTTTAAGAAGGTTTCACTATCAGTAGGGATACGGAAACGAGTAGTTGCATGTGCATCAGCATCTACTTGATCCAAGAACATGATGTTCATTGGAGATAAGCTAGCAGAAGTATTTACGCCACCATCTCGTTCTGCACTCAAGCTGTCACTTGCACCACGATTTACGTTACTAGCTTGAACTGTCATTGCTTTCTTCCATGAGTTATAGTAACCAGCACCGTAGTAAGAATAACCTACGCCGTCAACTACACGCTCTTGAGCAGGGAAAAGGGTACGTACATGATATACATAACCAGGTTCTGCGTAGAAGAATAAAGTATTGAACCCACCAAGACTGAAAAAGCCGATCATAGCAACAATTAATGCTTTGCTTGCGAACCCAGGAACTGGGAATTGTTCTGCAGCAAGTGCATCTTCAATTTCTGTCTCACTATATCCTTTATTCACTGCACGTGCGCGAAGCTGGACGAGACTGTTTTTATGTTTGCGTTTCCAGATTGATAATACGGTGATCGCAATCAAACTCAAAACTCCAAAAAATATTCCAAAAAATGCCATTTTATTTTCCTCTTTAGGTTAATGTATTAATTTTGTATTCAGGACCATTATAAAGGAAAACATTCAAAAGGTCAACAAAAAACCCACCGAAGTGGGTTTTTTATTTACAACAAAGGGGTAATGTGTTAAAAAGTGGTAGTACCCAAAAAGGATCTTGTTTCTAAGTACTGTTTAATCTCTTTAACCCTTAAAGCATCAATCGCTTCACCAATTTCTTTACCCTTTAATGTAGCTTGCTGATCTTCTGTCAATGACCCAAAAGAAATATCTTTTGTGATATGTTGAGCAGTAGATAACACAATTGCTGTTTCAGCGAACGAAGCATCTACACAAGACACTACATTAAGTGTATCAACCATTCCATCTACATTATTGAATGCATTTAATGCAATCAGTGTAGATAAGATTTGTTCAGCATTACCGTCCCAACAATGGACAAATGTAAAACGAACCATTGCAGATTTAACAGCTAATGAAACAACCTCACTTGGAGCCTTCATTCGTCTCCAGAAATCACCAATCTGCTGTTGACTCATATGTGTAGTGAGCATTGCACGCTTATGTGAAGTAATGATCGCACATTTAACAGCAACCGAAGCCTGAGCTTCATCAGCAGCGGCCAATGGTTTCTGTAATAATGAAAGGTCCTTAACGATTTCAGGCATTAACACATCCAATGCACCAATGATTTCTAACATCAACAAAAAATCATATGTGTTCACACTTTCAGTCATTGTCTTTTCAAACTCTAACCAAACTCGTTCAGCAGTTAAATGATTTAATTCACCATCACGAACCATCCACTTCATTAAATCAAATGTTTCAATAAGAAATATAAAATCATAACGAGCAGCTAAACGACAAGCACGAAGTACCCGAACTGGATCTTCACTGAATGCTTCACTAACATGACGAATCAGTCCACTTTCTAAATCTTCTTGTCCACCAAAAGGATCAATGATTTCATCAGAAAGTTTCGCATGACCTAATTCATTCCATCCAATAACTTCACGAGCCATTGCATTGATTGTTAAATCACGACGAAATAAATCTTCTTCTAATGTAACAGAAGTATCAAAGTCAGTTTCAAATCCATGGTAGCCAGCAGCAACTTTACGTTCCTTACGAGCAAGAGCGTATTCGTCATTAGTCACAGGATGAAGGTACACAGGAAAATCTGCTCCCACCTGATTGAAACCAGCAGATACCATATCAGCATGCGTAGCACCAACCACACAGTAGTCGTGATCCTTTGGGTTACGACCCAACAACCGATCTCTTACATATCCGCCAATTGCATATACTTTAAATTTGTTTAAATCTAACATATTGATTTTACTCTTATTTTCAAATGAATATCGTCCAACTATAAATACATTATACACTAATTAGGGGTGAAAGTCAACATGGGCAGACACGCATTAACACAAGAAGAATACGTAGAGAAAGCTAATATGCTACACAAAAACAAGTATAATTATTTAAAAACCGAATATGCTAATATGAAATCACGTATTGTCGTAACGTGTCCCATACATGGTGATTTTGAAGTAGAGGCTGCCAACCACGTGAGAGTATTTAAAAGAGAGGATAAGAAACATTTGAAACCATGTGGTTGTCCACAATGTGGTAAGGATGAAGTGCGCAAGCGAAATATGAAAAATACAAAACTGACACCTGATTTTATTAATGAGGCAAATGAAGTGCATGGTTTTAAGTATTCGTATGAGCACACTCATTATACACACAGTCAAGTAAATTTGCGAATTGATTGTGATATACATGGATCCTTTTGGCAACGACCAAGTAATCATCTTCGTGGTACGGGTTGCCCTCGTTGTAAGAATTCCAAAGGCGAGACGAAGATAGCAAAAGTTCTTTCAAGGAGGGGAGTAAGATATGTTAAAGAACACATCTTTAAAGATTGTGTTGGGGATAAAGGAGCTCCACTCAAATTTGACTTTTACATCCCTTCACGAAATGTGTTGATTGAGTATGATGGGGAACAGCATTTTAAACTGGTTAAATTTCATCAAAAGATGACACAAGAAGTAATGGAAGAAATGTTTGAACGAACCCAGAGATACGACCAAATAAAAAATAAGTATGCAAAGCAACAACAAATCAAGTTAATTCGCATACCATATACAGAAATCAATAATATAGAAACATTATTGGATAATTTATAATAATATTAAGAGAAAGAAGACTAAACCGGTTTAGTTAGCGACCTCGTTTAATATCTCTTTTTCTATCTCTAATACCATCAACGAAGTTTAACATTACAATTGCAAGGTCAACTCCTGCTTCCCAAGCATCTGTATCGTTGCGGCGGCTAACAGCCTTCTTTCCGTTTTGTACTTGGGTTTTCATTTGTGAAACAAAACTGTCAACAGAAAACCCACGCTTAAATATACCTCTTTTCTTTTCTAATTTATCCAACTGATTAAATAAGGTGGTTTTTTGAAGTTTATCTAGTTTCGTTTTGATGGTTGCGAGATCTGCAGATAGTCTTTTCTTTGGATCATACCCCATTTTTTTCTTAGGGCGGTAATTTGATAGTTTGTTGATTACTTTTCTGATGAATACTGCTACTTCTTTAAAGTCTTTTGAGGCTAATGGTTTTTCTACAGCTTTGAACGCATTTTCCAAGGCATCTAGTTGATTTAACCGCTTGCTTGAACGAAAAGTATCAGTTATGGCTTCGTTAAGCAATATTTCATCTAATTTCATACTAAATCTCCCATTATAGGAGTTATTTATGACTATTCTCCAAAGTGATTTTCGTATGTGTTCATTAATTCTTTAGCAAGATCAAATTCATTTTTATCAATAGCGTGCTTGATCATTTTCTTCATTTCTTTTTGACCATTTTCAGCTCGCTTTTGTATTGTGCAACCTGAATCTTTTATCATTGTAATTGCTTCTTTCAACGACATTCTGATATTTTCATCATAAGCCGGACAAATTGGCATCAATATTTTAGTATTCCCGTCCATAGAACTTTCAACGAGATCTTTTGATTCTTTTAAACCAAGACCTGTTATTCTACGAACACCTTTAATTGCCTTTACTTTATTAGTGCAGTTTGATGCGTTTAAAACATACATGGTAATTCCTCATTATTGCTAATATACTATTATTATACCCTATTTTGGGTGATAAGTCAACAAGTTTTGGGCGCAGTTTAGCTGCATAAATATAAATAATACTATGAAACTACATGAAATCATTGACATCGCTGAAAGCATAAGAATATCCGGTTCGGATAGTGACGATACAATTCGTCGTAAGATGGTATCTCGTGGTAAGAATAAAAAGAAAAAGAGATTTGGTCGTAGAACTAAAGTCGTTGGAAAAACTTTCCGTTAAGATAGATATCTGTCAACAACAGACATAATATTTTTGGCACCAACTGGTACGCACACATAAATACGTTACCAGTTAAGGAATCATAAAATGCCAAGAAAATTAAATAAAGAAGAATTTATAGTACGAGCGAAAGAAAAACACAATAACAAGTATGACTATTCACAAGTCAAATATGAAAAAACAAAGAAAAAAGTAACGATAATTTGTCCCGAGCATGGGGCATGGCAACAAACCCCTTCAAAACATATGGCTGGTTGTGGTTGTCCTAAATGTATAGGACGTCATCAAACTACTGAAGATTTTATTATTAAAGCCAGAAACATACATGGTGACGTATATGATTACTCTAACACAATATACAATCGTGTGCATACCAAGGTTACTATTATATGTAAGAAGCATGGGGAATTTCTAATGACACCAGTAAATCACACTTCTCATTTGCAGGGATGTCCCACGTGCTGTGAGTCAAAAGGAGAAAAACAAATTAGAAATTCGTTAGAAAGTAACGAAATTATATTTGAAACACAAAAACGATTTGATGATTGTATCAATCCAAAAAATAATTATATTCTTCCTTTTGATTTTTTTCTTCCTGAACACAACACGTTGATAGAGTTTGATGGAATACAACATTTTAGATTTAGTACAAAATTTTATAAAACACTAGATGATTTTCACCATAGACAATATTTAGATCAAATCAAAAACGAATATGCAAAAAATAATCAAATTAAGCTGATACGTATCCCATATAATAAAATTAAATATGTTGAAGATTTATTAAAATTTTAAGTAAGATATCGTGATATGACGGAATTTATATTATCACGTCCCACACTATTTGCAGTATGAGCGAACACTTCTGGGGGAACATACTTACCATCATGTTTTCTTTGAGCTAAGAACAAAGCAATATCATATC